TTGTTGCCCTTGCATACCACCGTTTGGATTGGCTACAGCCCTTTATCTATCTGTAGCAAGCTCTTGCTAAACTCTAGTATGCTCTCTGGCTCTCCGCATCGTGCTCTCAGCCATAGTTCTAAGCACTCTCTGAGCTCTGATTCCAATATCTCAGCCATTGCTATCCATTCAAATCCTTTTAAATCTAAATCATTTATTAATTTCTCTTTTAAAAACACATTCCTATATACCTCTTGCACTATGCCATCGACATTGTTATGTTCTACCACGAGGTCTATAAGCCCTTCTTTTACTGCCTTAGTGGGTTGGTATTGGGCAGTCTCTTTGGGCTTCTTAGGCGCCCGTTTAGAGGCTTTCTTGATGCCTTCAATAACATCCATTGCCTCTTGCTGTACTGGCAGTTGTATTACCTTGCGCTTCTTTACCTTTACATCGGTCATTTCACTCTCCTCTAATATCCTCATGTCTGGGCTTCTAACATCCTCTGTCTGTAGCGCTATCGCATCCTCAGCTTTGATGGTAGGGTTGAATATCACTCTCATCGTCGCGGTATGGCTTAGCTTCCCGCCCTTGACGAGTATTTCTATGTAATTCTTTTTTTTTAATATATTAATTTGTCTTGATATTGCTCTAAAACTCACTCCAATATCACTAGCAAGCCTCTTTTGCCCGACCCAGGTGATTCCCGCTCTGTTGGCATAGCTACAAACAAGCGCTAACACTCGTATTGCGACATGGTTGAGCGTCTTATCTTGTATTGCTCTAAGTGGTATTACGGCTATCTGCCGTTGATCTGGTGGTGCTGGCTTGAGCTTTATCTTTGGAGGCTTAGGTATTGAAAAGGTTTGTTGTTCCCCGTTGCTTTTAAACACAATAGAACCTCACCCGCTAAAAAAAGCAGTTTGTATCGCTTTCGCGACGTATCTATCGTTTATCGCTGTGTCTAGGCTGTTCACCTTCAGAGTGCTGGGCTCGAGCTTTGCGCTGATCTTCCCCCCTGATTCGACTGCGTTTATCTTGGTCTGGCGATACTCCATTCCAAAGGGCTGGGTTATGGCCCCGTTGCGTAATAGTAATCCCATATTACTCATCTTGGCAACCAGTTAAATCATCTAGTTCAAATTCAGCCAGCTCTAAGGTATTCCATCTGTACCCGCAAGCCATACAGACTCTACGCCTCCTAATCCAGTTCTTACTGTCATGGGCGCGAGAATCGACCACCTTGATATCTTGACTATCGCAGTCAGGTAATGCGCAGATCACTTGTCTTGCTCCAATTCTGTTGGCCTTGCCTCGTACTCATGGTAGTGCTTTGAGCATAAAACACCATAAGCGATAGCTGGCTCACATTCTCTTGTCTCTGTATCCCATTCGCAAAATATGCCAAAGTCCTGGCTTTCTACTTTGCATCCACAAGTTAATATCATTGCTTATTCTCCAATTCGTATAGCTCTAGCATGGCATTACGCAAGGCATGGTAGCCAGCATTGCCACGCAGTTCTGCCACTTTCGCGAGGTGCAACTGTCTGGTCTTTCGAGTTGTAAATCTCTTGAGTACGGTTCTAGCCTCAGCATACAAGCGGTATTCTTCCGAGTAGCTTCCGACTGTCTGGCCATTAGGCAAATGAAGTAGCCGCCCTCCTGGGTGAAATTGACCACAAGCGAAACATCTAAGTCGGCTGTCATTTACTTGCGGTTCTCCCTTTGCAACTTTCGCTCGTAGCAATCCGCGCACATCCACCTCTTTTGCCTTTTGTTTGCGCTTACTATCCATGCTCCATTCCTATAATCTTTACCGAATTGGCAGTTGCTACACCAGCGCTTGCCAGTAATTGAGCTGTCAGCCTGTACAGCCCTTGTATATACGTCATTCTCGTGGCTCATAGCAACTTATTAACCTTATCAATTCGTTCTCCAATCCAGCGCATGACTGGTACAGCCATTGAATTACCCATAGCCTTGTATCTTGGGCCATCAGGAGTCTTTTTATCATTCAATCTGATATCGGTATAACCATCTGGAAAGCCTTGTAAGCGTTCGCACTCAGTAGGCGTTAGGCGGCGAACCACCATATCTTGCATTATCTTTGACCCGCTTGTATTGCTTCCTCCGCAAGCGGCTGTAAGAGTAGCCGTAACATCGCCATTAATTGACTGGTTATATACATCAACAGCAACCGCTGGAGTTTTGCTTTTATCTAATGTAGGAGATATCACATCAGCTGTCATTGATTGGCTTACTGAGTTTTGCCAACCAAAAGCAACAGCATGAATATCAGTCTTTGTTAGGGTGTACATTGGCTCATTCTCTGCAACTCCTACGCCGTTCGGGCCACCTTTGTCGCGCCCAATAAGATTACCTTGAATAGCTACGCAAGGCGTATTACCACCGCCAGTACCAGCAAATGCTTGTAGGGTATTAGTTACATCACCGTATAGCCTTACGCCGTCTCTGCGGCTGTTTTCAAAAGCAATCATGTTGAAGCCGTCTGCTCTGGAGTAGTCGTTACAAGTAGTTTGGAGGCAGTTAGCAACGCTTGGTACAAACTCTCTGGGAGTTGCTTTCCCCTCGCTTCTGCTCGGTTTAATATCCCTTGACAAGCCTTTGGGCTCAAATAGTACTGCGGCAGTAGGTCGCCAGTCTCCAAGATGTCCGACAACAAACACACGGCGGCGTCGCTGTGCCACTCCCCAATATTGAGCGTCAAGCACTCGGTAGCTGAACCCATACCCGAGTTCGCCCAGCGCCCCGAGGAAGGCGCCAAAGTCTTGTCCTCCGTTAGACGACAATACTCCTGGTACATTTTCCCAGACGAACCATTGCGGGCGATAGTGGTCAAGTATTCCGCAATAGACAAGGGCCAAGTTGCCGCGAGGGTCATCCATTCCTTTTCGCAGTCCAGCGACCGAGAATGATTGGCAAGGGGTTCCCCCCACGAGAAGGTTGATTGCTCCAAGATTCCACTCCTTGTATTTAGTCATATCGCCCATATTCGGCACGGCTGGATAATGATGAGCCAGCACTTGTGATGGGAATTTTTCTATCTCTGAAAATGCTACTGGGTTCCAGCCTAGCGGGTGCCACGCGACTGTCGCCGCTTCAACTCCACTACAAACGCTTAAATAATTCATTGCTCACCCTCTACCCAGATTAAAACCCTTGCTTGGCCACCGCTTATGACGCCATCACCGCGATAAATATTGATCTGATCAATCTGCTCATCGTCATCGAATACGCCAGCGTCTTGTAGGCTGTCTAACAAGGCCTTAACGCGGTTATCTATGTCGTACTTACGCTTATCCTTAGGCCACAATACAATCTCCAGGCTAAGCCTTGCAGTACCGAGCTTAGGCGTATTGCTCTGGCTTATGTATTCAGCTATGGCCTTCTTATAATCGCGCCCTTGCTTGCTCATATAAGTTGCATGAGCTCCGCGTCTGTAATAGGTATTGACTGAAGGCGGGAATGGCAGATTCAGAATAATCATCCTAAGAGCTTATCCAGGCGTGTATCAAGGTCAGCGTTCTTGCTTAGGGCATTGGCTAGCTCCTCATTAATGATTGCCGCTATGGACTTGCTACGGTCTTTAGAGACTGACTGCAAAAGGCTGTAAACATCTGGCTTTAGCCGTACTAGGAATGGAATTAGCATTGTGTTCTCCAGTTGTGGGAATCGGGTAGCAAGTCTTTTTAGTCGTGAGCCTCGTATGGTCATTGAGCTGAATAGTGTCAGTACTACCCGATATCTCCGATCATACACTATCAAAACACAAGATGTAGTGTTGCGTATTAGGGTATGTCCCTATGCTTTTTTACAACAAACACAACATATTGTGCTTGACGACCATTCCAGCTGTGGTACAGTCATACCTAAGCGATATCGCTCAACCACCGAGATACAGGAGTTGGAATGTTTATTACATACTACCGAGTTAGTACACAAAGACAAGGTCAGTCAGGTCTTGGCCTTGAAGCCCAGCGCTCAGCTGTACAGAGCTTTTTAACTGGCAAAGAAATCATTGCTGAATTTACAGAGGTTGAGTCTGGCCGTAAGAATGATCGCCCTCAGCTCGCGCAAGCTCTGGCCTTAGCTAAAAAGCATAAGGCTACTTTGGTTATTGCTAAGCTAGACCGTCTTGCACGTAACGTTCATTTTATCTCTGGCCTCTTGGAGTCTGGCGTACAGTTTGTAGCCGCAGATATGCCAGAGGCAGATCGCACCTTCTTACAGATGGCCGCAGTATTCGCAGAGTGGGAGGCTCGCAAGATTTCTGAGCGTACTAAATCAGCCTTACAGGCCGCCAAGGAGCGCGGTACTGTCTTAGGTAGTCCAAACCCAGAACTCGGCTCTAAGCGTGGCGTAGAGGCCATAGTAGCCAAGTCTAATGCTTACGCTATGCAAGTAGCGCCAAGCCTCAAAGAAGTAGTAGCAAGAGTAGGTAGCAACCTACGAGATATCGCTATCGGATTAGAGAATCGCGGTATCAAAACCGCCAAAGGCAATAGCCAATGGCATCCAGCCCAAGTAGCAAAACTAATGAGGAGAGTTGAATGTATGAGTTCTTTAGCCTAATGCTATTCATGGTATTGGTTTTTGGATGCGCCTTGATGTCAGTCGTCATTCTAGCCAGCGCCTACATAGCAATTATGGATTCAGATATAGCCAGGCGTATTCGCCTTGCCCGCAGAGAGAAGTTAGTTAATAAGTTCAT